AAAATAATGATAGTGACGTAGAAGTTTCCGGACCGTCTAATAATACTAATACATCCAGCACTTACGATCAAGAGGCTGATTTCACATTTAAATCGCCTATTCCAACAAGAACATGGTATGAACCTTACGAAGAGGATACCTTTAATTATCCAGGTTCACCAAGAAGGAGACGAATAACGAAAAGGAGTTGATGAATAGATGCTCTCTAATACGGCAACTCCTATCTATTACGGGAGATTTCGTGAAGCTGTACTTCGAGGCGAAATTCCTGTAAACCGAGAAATCTCTATGGAGATGAACCGGATCGATCAGTTGATCGCTAATCCGGGAATCTATTACGACGATGAGGCAGTAGAAGGATGGATCCGCTTCTGCGAAAACGAGCTGACCTTAACTGACGGCTCGGATTTCCACCTTCTCGACACGTTTAAATTATGGGGCGAAGAGATCTTCGGCTGGTATTACTACGTCGAACGATCTGTATATGAGCCATACGAAGATGGCTATGGCGGACATTATGTCACAAAAAGAGTATTGAGGAGACTCATTAATAAGCAATTTCTCATCGTCGCCAGAGGCGCTGCAAAGTCAATGTATGACGCTTCGATCCAAGCATATTTTGCAACAGTCGATTCATCGACTACACATCAAGTCACAACCGCCCCAACAATGAGGCAGGCCGACGAGGTTATGTCACCGATTCGAACTGCGATCACCAGGTCCAGAGGACCGTATTTCAAGTTCTTAACTGAAGGATCGCTTCAGAACACCACTGGTCCGCGGGCTAACAGAGTTAAGCTTGCGTCAACCAAAAAGGGAATCGAGAATTTCTTGACCGGATCTCTGCTTGAGGTTCGCCCAATGTCAGTTGATAAGCTACAAGGACTTCGATCTCGCATCAACTCAGTAGACGAATGGCTGTCTGGAGACATACGCGAAGACGTTATTGGTGCTATAGAGCAGGGTGCGAGTAAGAACGACGACTATCTTATCCTGGCAACAAGTTCCGAAGGAACCGTTCGAAATTCTGTCGGCGATACAATCAAAATGGAGTTAATGGACATCCTTAAAGGTAAATACATTAACCCGCATGTCTCGATCTTTTATTACAGGCTTGATGACATTAAAGAAGTTAACGATCCGTCAATGTGGCTTAAGGCTAATCCAAATCTCGGAAAGACCATTTCTTATGAAACCTACCAGCTGGATGTAGAAAGAGCTGAGAATGCGCCCGCAACAAGGAACGACATTCTGGCTAAACGATTTGGCATTCCTATGGAAGGTTACACCTACTTCTTCACATACGAAGAAACTCTCCCTCACAAGAAAAGAGAATATTGGCAGCTGCCGTGCGCTATGGGATGTGACTTATCGCAGGGTGACGACTTTTGCGCGTTTACATTCCTGTTTCCTCTTGGGGACGATTATTACGGTGTTAAGACAAGAAGTTACATTTCTGAGAGAACCCTTGGAAAACTCCCGCTCGCTATGCGCATGAAATACGAGGAGTTTATGGAAGAGGGGAGTCTTATTGTGATGCCCGGAACGACACTTGACATGACGGAAGTATATGACAATCTTGACAGCTTTATCAACCAGAACACATCCTACGATGTTAGATGTGTCGGATACGACCCTTACAATGCAAAAGAATTTATCGAGCGATGGTGCACCGAGAACAGTAGCTTCGGTGTGGAGAAAGTAATACAGGGTGCTAAGACAGAATCAGTACCTTTAGGAGAATTAAAAGCCCTCGCAGAAGATCGTAAACTGCTTTTCGATGAAGAACTCATGTCATTTACGATGGGCAATTGTATAACGCTCGAAGATACGAATGGAAATCGTAAACTCCTCAAGAAACGTTATGAACAGAAGATCGATAACGTTGCGGCGCTAATGGACGCCTGGGTCGCATATAAGCTGAACAAAGATGCATTTGAGTGAGGTTAGATTATGTCTAATTACTATGTACGTCGTACCAATAAGTACGATGATGAGCTCGCCCATAGTTTGGGTGGATGGCTTAAGAGAAGAGCACAGGGTGCACATAAGTATATCGCGAAGATTCCGATCGGCGGAAAGATGCGGTATTTCTATACGCAGGCAGAACTTGCAGCATATAAGGCTGGAAAGACTGTTGGAAAAGCAGCTACAAACGTTAAGAACCGCCTTACTGTCACCGGCGCACAGGGTCGCTATACAGTTAAGAGAATTGGCGCTGATGCTAAAGCTGCAGCTGGAAGAGCCGGAAAACTTGTTACCGGAGCTGGTAAAAAAGTTAGATCAACCGCTACTGGCTTGGCGAATGAAGTCGCAAACCGGACCGGACTGACCGCTAGGAGTCAGCGCGATAATGCGGCAAATCCGCTCGAACGTTATCATGCTCAGAAACGTTACGACAGAACTCCACTTGGAACTGCTGAAGGCGCTATTCGTGGCGCTGGAAGACGAGCAGGGGAATTAGCAGGTAGGGCTGAGAACGCAATTAAATCGGCACCTGGAAAAGTTAGAGGAGCTGCTTCGTCGGCTGGTAGAGCTGTATCGAAAACTGCTAAACGTGCTGGAACTGCTGTAGCTAATGCTACCGGATATTCTGAGAGACAGAGAGCTAAGCGGCTGCGTGCGAATGCAAATCGACGCGTCAGGACTGCCAACGCTACAGGTAGAATCCGTGATGATTACAACGCCATGGTAGCACGGACAGCGGCTTATAACGCCGAACAGTCGTATGGCAAGACTGCTTTAGGAAGAGCAGAACGAGCAGCAAAATCTGTGAAATCGACAGTAACCTCTGCTCCTGGAAGAGTGGCTGGCGCTGCAAGTGGAGCGGCTCGGTCTGTTAGCAGAGCAGCAAACGATTGGCGTAAGAAACGCTATCTGAAGCGCCAGAGTAAGAAAGGTGCTAACGCATAACTGAGAGAAGGTGATCAACGCCTATGAGTGCAATCACATGGGATAAGGTTGGCGAGCGCATCTATCAGACAGGCGTTGACCGTGGCGTATTCTACACTGAAGCTGGGGGCGAGTTCATAAGTGGCGTACCATGGAACGGTCTGACTAGTATCGAACCATCACGCGAAGGTAGAGACCTTACGTCGTTATATTCTGCTGATGTAAAACGCGATACCGCATCCACATTTGAGGAATATGGAGGCAGTATTACTGCATATACCTATCCTGAAGAAGTGGCACTGGCTACTGGCGCCGTTGATGTAGTACCGGGGGTTAGAACGTATCAGCAGAACGCAAGACGCTTTGGCTTATGCTATAGAACGGTAGTCGCCAATGATATTTACGGCACTGACTATGCATATCGTCTACATCTTATCTATAACGGACAATTCACCCATATCTCGGATACATCCTCCACGATAACCGATTCTGCCGGATCGTATGATCTTACATGGGATTACATCACAATTCCTATGGAATACGGCACACTCGTACCATTCTCAGAGGTAGTGATAGACTCGCGCAGTATACCGGCTGAGCTTCTATCCACCATTGAGACTATTCTCTATGGATCAGAGACCGACGATCCGAGATTGCCGCTGCTTGAAGAGATTGTTTGGTTATACCAGCAATACACTTATGCCGATATCGATACTGATACTTTCGACGGGTATCCCGCTACTGACATTTATCCGTCGGGCATTAAATACCCGAAGAATGGAGATAACACATGAATATAGTATACGAACGTGTTGAATGGGAAGATCTCCCTCAGAAGACTACGCCGCTTAACGCTGAAAACCTTAACACTATGGACGCTGGGATCGCTAACGTCACGGATCTCGCGAATGAGATAGACTCACGAGTCGGTCTTGCAATGACATCAGAAGAGCTTGACGAGATTCTGGTGTAACTAGAGGAGGTAACTTCAAAATGGGATTTACTGATAGGCTCCAGCATGCATGGAACGCATTTCTGGGGCGAGATCCGACTAAATTTACAGGTTCAAACTACGGTCCAGCCACCTCTCTTTACCCCGGAAGACCGAAACTTACAAGAGGCAACGCTCGATCTATGGTGACGTCCATCATAAATCGCATTGCCGTTGACGTTGCTTCGATTGACGTTCAGCACGTTTACCTTGACGAGGCCGGCAGATACGTCGAACCCGTTAATTCATACCTGAACGAATGTCTGACAGTTTCAGCTAATCTGGATCAGACCTCTCGTGACTTCATGGAGGATGTGGTCTACACACTCCTTGATGATGGATCTGTTGCGATTGTTCCGGTTGCTGCAACTGTTGACGCAACAAGAAATAACGCCTTCGACGTCCAGACTCTACGGGCCGGCCGAATCGTTCAGTGGTATCCGAAACACGTTAAGATCAACGTCTACAACGAAGACACCGGTAAGCGTCAGGATATTCTCATGCCAAAGCATTCTGTAGCTATCGTACAGAATCCGTTCTATCAGATCATGAACGAACCGAATTCGTACTACCAAAGGCTATTAGAAAAACTCCGGATGCTGGATACAATTGATGCTGAGTCTGCTTCTGGAAAACTGAACATGATTATTCAGCTGCCTTACACGATAAAGTCAGAGGCCAGAAAACAGCAGGCTGAAACCAGACGGAAGGACATGGAGATGCAGCTTTCTACATCGAAGTATGGAGTTGCATATACCGACGCAACAGAAAAGGTCACACAGATAAATAGAGCATTGGATAACAACCTCTTTAATCAGGTTGAGTTCTATATGAAACAGTGGCTTTCTCAGCTCGGTCTTCCGATGACTGTCTTCGACGGTACAGCTGATGAAGCAGCAATGCTTAACTATCAGACTCGTACGCTGGAACCGATCATTTCAGCAATCGTTGATGAAATGAAACGGAAGTTCTTGACGAAAACCGCAAGAACAAAAGGACAGTCGATTATGTTCTTTAAAGATCCGTTCAGCTTAGTTCCGGTTAACCAGATTGCTGACATTGCTGATAAGTTTACTCGAAATGAGATCCTTACCAGTAACGAGGTAAGACAGATTATCGGCTTCAAGCCTTCGGACGATCCTAAGGCGGACCAGCTTGTCAATGCAAATATGCCAATGGCCGATACCGGTATGGAAGGATTCGGAGAGGAAGAGGCATCAGAAGAAGTGCCAGAGGAGTAATTCTCTAGGCACTTATTTTTATGGGAAGGAACTTCAAAATGGCCAGAGATTACGACTTTAGCGGATGGGCCACACGCAACGACATTCTCTGTACTGATGGTCGAACTATCAGAGACAACGCGTTTGCCGATTGTGATGGTATGAGTGTTCCGCTTGTATGGGCTCATCAGCACGATAGCCCGGAAAATGTTCTGGGACATGCACTCCTAGAGAATAGGCCAGGCGAAGGTGTCTATACCTATGGATATTTCAATGATTCTCCAGCAGGACAGTCTGCTAAAGAAGCTGTTCGGCATGGCGACATCAAGT